CCCAGCCTTTGAGCGCAAAAAGAAGACTAGCAGAATGGATTCTCTGTATAATAATCTCGCTATGGCTTTCAGTGCTAACTGATTGCATTAAGAGATAAGCACAAAGGGAGCTTGGGCTATCGCCCAGGCTCCCTTTCTTTTTGTTTCTTATTCTAGTCCGGCACTTCGTGCCGCTCTACTTTGCCCATCGTCGCCTTCGCTTCGCTTCGGCTCCGAGGGCTTTTGCCCCGCTTACAGCGGGGCGATTGGACTTTTCCTTCGGGGCGATTGGCCCATTTGATTTGATCGTAATTATCGAGGTAAGACCTTGAGTTACACGACCTAGGGGTGTCGCCTTTGCCAGCTTCGTAGTATGGTACGCCTTTCATTTGTTTTTTAGTTTCTGGATCTCGTCGCGGAGAGTGTTGATTTGCTGAAGCAAATAACGGATGGCCCGTGCTGTATGGGCGCATGACCATTCGATAGATGCGATGTCTCCCTCTAGTGGCATCTCGTACTGTTTTGGCAACGGGCGGCGGGTGCGGATTTTCGGTTTTCTTACTTCGACAAGCTGACCCACCCAACGGATAGGGACAGGTAGCCAAAAGTAATTTCTTTCATACTCATCTCCATTCTCAATGTATTCCTTGGGAGATTTTATGCGCCATTCGGGTTCAACTGTTAAGGATTCCTTACTTGTTGGTTCCTCTGGCGCGGGGGCGAGTCGGAACTGGTAGAGCTTGAACAAAATCTCTGGGTCTTCATGCGCCTCTTTACTGCCAATGAGCTTCCTCCATTCTGGTTGGCTCCATTCGTTCTCTGGCGAGTAGATTTCCAGCTTCTCAATATATTTACGGAGCCTTGCGACCTCGTTGGTTTTCTCGGCGAGTTCGCGTTCTAGCATTCCACAGATCGAATAATGCACCCAATCAGAGGTTATTCGGTCATGGTTTTGCGGACGAGCGGCATCCGTCCTCGGCGTTGGTGTGGTGTCGGGGTTCATAGCTTCAGCATCCTCTCGGCTTGTTGAATATACAAATTGTATTTTGGATCTTCCCGATCTGGCTCCTCAATTATCAGCTTCAGAATAGCCCTTAAACTGCTAACAGTAGTCTCTAGGTCATACCTCTGCCCCTCCATCCATTGAAGCTGCTTCTTGAGGCATTTAATGCGGAACATGGGGTCTGGTTCCATGTCCCGCTCTTCGTTGATCTCTTCGCTCATTAGTCGTTGATGATCGCGATATAGGTTGATGCCGCAATGATGGCGACAATCACGATTGCTAGAATCATTTGATTGAATCCAGAATCTTTTCTGCTCGGCACAGAAGGCAGCTCTCCTTGTCTTCCTCGTTATCTGCCCCGTGGTTCAGTCCATTCTCTTTAGCTAGCACTCCTAGCATGAGGTACATATCTCCAAGGAGCTGCCACATATCGGGAGCTTTTGCGAATAGCTTGGCGAACTTGATTGATTCACCAATATCAATGGAGTTATCTAGGGTTAGAACTACTCTTCCGTTAGCGTCGAGAACTGTATCAGCATCGGCGCGAAGCGGGAACTGCATAGGAACTCTGATGTTTGTCTGGTCAATTCCAGCGGGGATAATAATGCTCATTGTATTTCAGTTGTTGGTTGTTGTTGGTTAGAGGTCTGGATCGCCATCGAATCCGTATCCTGTTGTTCTGGGTTCTGGTTGCATATTGTTAAACGCTCCTCTGGGAAGATCCGCTGACGAGCTTGGGATTCAGTAAAGCCTACCATCTGGAGAGACTCAAGCATTATCTCATCTGGTATCTCTTCGTAGGGAGTTTGAACATAGCGATCTAGGTGATCCCATCGGTTGCCGTTCAATCGTCCTCCAAAGAAATCCCACCAGATAATCTTTGCTGTTGCGTTGCGACGATCTACTGGGAGCATTTCTATCTGCTCCAGCCATTCTTCGGGCGTTCTCTTTTTCATTTTAGGTTCATCGGGTTTCCCGCAACTCTTCCCATGAGATCGAAGATGGCAGCGTAGGCTTCATCGCTGAAAGCCACCTCGCAAATCTTGGGTTTCTTTTTACCTCTAATAAACCGAAGCACCCATTGCCCTTTCGATCCATCGTGAGGTTCAGCATGACCAAAATAAACGGTTCGATGTTCCCTTCCCTGCTTCCATGAGCGTCCTATGCAATTTAATTGCGCTGATTTAGATTTCATTAGATGTAGTATTCGGCGAATTGCTTCTTATTGCGGATAACGCTACGCCTCTTGATATTCGCGCCGTCCTTTCGGAGTTCGTGGATACGAGCAGCCAGCCGGAAGCATCCGTACTTGGCAAGGGCCTCCAGCGGGGTGATTTTCTTCCGCTTTATAATGTGCAGATAGATCTTATGGGCTTGTGATTTGTTCGTGTGTTTCATCGGTTGTAGTATTTTAGGATTGTGTCAATTTCGTCTGCGATCTCCTTGGTTTTCCCAAGGGAGTTCATCCTCTTGATTTCCTCAAGGGACTTCAATAAGGCGATTATCTGGCCTATCAGCTCTATGGTCTTTTCTTCAGATTTCATTTTCTGCGTTGTGAATATCTTTCTTCGTTACCTTAATGGACAGGTTATACATCCAGAGTTCAAAGTTGTCTTTGTCGTCGCGCCATTTACGAGCTAGGAACTCCAGCATCTTCTGCTCAACATGGTGCTTGTAAAGCCATAGACCGAGGATGTAAGCCCCAGTGCATCCAGCGGCTCCGAGGATGGTTACGAGAATGTTCATTATCGTTCAATGATTATGACCTGTGGGGTCGGTTGCGGCTTGGGGTCTGACCATACTGCATCATAATAATGTTGCATCATGGTTGAATAAGCCGTCGGGGTTGATTGCTCCCTCTCCGTAGGGTAAACGGAGTGTAGTGAATATGGGTCGCAGGAGTTCCCCCTGCATCCATACTGATACTCATCGGCCTTCAGCGTGTGACCCAGCAGAGCGCACACGGCGGCGGCGTAGGAGGCGGCTTTGTAGTTCATTTCTCGATCTCCTTCTTTGCGAAGGTTGCAATGCGCAGAATCTCCTTGGCGCGAGGAACGGAAATGGTTATCTGATCCATTCCCATGCGCTCTGCCAACTTGAGCTGGCAACGGATGAGCGGGGCGACTGCATGGACTAACAGGTGTGTTGTTTTCATTTTATTACGGGGCTGGTTGATCCCCTTGAGACAAGTCTTTCAGAATCCAATCCAATGTCAAAATTTATTTTCAAAAAAAGAAAGCCGCCTGTAGAGCTAGTCTACAAGCGGCTTGGGGGATCATCGGTGTTTCATAGGGCCACATGACAGCCTGTTCCGGCCTCTCGCCGGACACCATGCCGATGATTAAAACGGAATGTCCTCATCAGCTTGAGGGGCGTAGCCGTTGGACTTGGACTGATTGTGTGCGCTGGGTGCAAACGCCTTCTTGGGGCGAGGAGGGCCAAGCTTGATGGAGAAGAAAGGCTTTCCGGCCTTGCTGGTCTTCTCCCAAATGCTGATCTCATAATCCTTGCCCTCTACATTGAGGGGGCCGGAGAATGCCGGAGCCTTGGGGTGTGCGCTGGCGACCTTGAAGGCCGCTCCTGTGTTGGTGTTGTCGTATGCCATAGTGGTTGATTTTGTTTTTAGCGTTCGTCGAATCGCATGAATGATTCTCTAAACTCAAGTGGGATTCTAGCCCTGCCACACGCCCTTGCAAGCTTTATATTTAAAAACCATCCGAAGGGTTGTTCTTGCTCCCTCTCGATGACTAAAAATAAATCGCAGTCGTGTTCGATTGCTCTTGACTCACGGCTCGCGCCCTCCGCATTGAGTTGCGTCAAGGCAATGATCGTGATGCCAAGCTCCTTCGCAAGCTGTTTCAATGTCCTACTTGCTTCTGCAACTTGACGCTCACGGCTGTCCTTGCGATCAGTCGGGGAGAGGAGTTGGATATAGTCAACAACAATTATTCTGGTCTTGTGGACGGCGCACATCCGGCGCATTGCGGCTCGGAGTTGCAACGGATTCACATCCCCTTCGTCTCGGATAAAGATTGGGAGGGCCGATGCTTGGTTTGCGGCAAAGCCAATCTTTTTAATGTCGGCGGCTGTTGGCTCCTTGGAAAGAACGCCGATGTCAACGCCTCCGTAGCTCGACACAAAGCGGTCAAACAATTCGCCAGCACTCATCTCAAGAGAGATGAAGCCAACTGGATGTCCGGCGTTAGCCGCCCTGCTTGCCATGTTGACAGCCATGCTTGTCTTGCCGCCTTTTGTAGCGGCTCCGATCACGATCAGTTGCCCCTCTCGGAATCCTCCAGTGATGTCATCCAGCGGCTTGAATCCAGTAGTTACGCCAATGAGCTTTCCTCGGTTCTTGAATATCTCCTCGTAGGTATTGATTCGGTTAAGCGCAACCTCCTTAAGAGATTCGATCCTGCCCTTGCTTTCGGCATCGGCTGCTACTGCTACCAGAGCCTTCTGCACAACTTCTGATAACTCCCCAGCCATTGCTGGATTGTTGGCAGAATCAATGATTCGTTCAGCGGCAGAGATAGCCAACCTAGCTGTGTGCTTGTGGCGAAGAATCTCCAAATAGCTCTCCCAGTTGGAAGTGACCGCAGGAGATAGAAATGCGTCCGTAAGAACGGCGCCCCCCCCAATCATGTCGAGGGTTCCGGCGTTGCTCATATGGTCGGTAAGCGTTACTAGGTCGCAGTCCTTGCCCTCCTTCCATAAATCCAAAGCAGACTCAAAAATCCTCCTGTGGTCTGGGTGAAAGAAAAGCTTGGGACTAGCAGTATCAGCGGCCTCGTTAAGGATGCTAATGTTCTGGATAACGCAGGACAGGAAAGCCTTCTCTGCGTCTAATGCTGATGGTATTTCAGTTGGCATTTTTCTTCTTCCTCTTTGGCTCCGGCTTTGCGGCTTGCAATGCCCAGTAAAGCTCAACTTGCTTCTGGAAGACAAACCATTCTTTCGATAGGTCTTCGCGCCAGACAACTTCAAAGTCGCCTTCCTCTTCCTTGCCGATACGAACGATGGCATGATTGGTGATTTGATTTATAGCATTAAATCCAGCCATCTCTTGATTGAAATTCCATAACTCCGCATACCCAGCGCATTGCCTCCAATAGCTTTCGCTGATCTTCTTGGAGGTCTTGAAATCAATCAGAACATGATCTCCATTCGGCTTCTTGGCGATAAGATCAATGGTTCCTCCGTACTTGTAAGCCTCATTTACAAGTTGAATCTCCGTTGCAACCTTCGTGAGATTCTGATCCTCCCACCAGTCTACAAACTTGTTGTAGCATAGGAGAGCCTTATCAATGTCCGCTTGGCTGTAGTCTTCCAGATCGGCGACCTGTCCGTTGAGATAGCACTCAATCAAGAAGTGCGCGATAGTACCAATGTCAGCGGCCTTATCTCGCTCCTTGCGGTAGTCCTTGCCCTCTCGACCAAGGTTCCAAGCCCAGTGGATCAATGCTCCGGCATCGTCCCCAAGCTTGCAGATTGTGCTTCCTCCCGGCACTTGGGTTCCATCGGCTAGATGGTATTTTTGATGAGGCGCATTACGCACCAGTTTTGTTTTTTCCATGCGCTACTGGTACGACGACTCTAATTCGTTGTCCAGAACATATTTTTCCCAATCATCAGAATTTTGTGATTGACTTCCAGTAGCGTTCCCCAAGCCATTCTGGTTCACAAAAAGCTCGACAAGGAGTGAAAGAGCATCGGCTCTGTCTGGCGAGTTCCCCTTGGTGCGCTTCTTCAAATCCTTCTTGGATTCTAGCAGGGTCTTCTCGTTCTTGAGCGAGTAGATACGAGCGCATAGCTCCCTAGCAGTCTGATCGTCCATGCCCCTCATGCGTCCCGCCATGACCACAACCTTGATCTGGCTCCATAGTTGCGTGACTCGATTGCTATAGACTTGCTTGGCTGGGCGCGGATCTTCCACGCTGATTGGAGCATCCGTAGCGGCTCCACCAAAGCTCACGCGCAGGAATCCATTCTGCCATCTCTGGCTTATAATATCAGCTATACCGGCTCCAGCACCCGTTGCGTCAAGAGCAAAATCTTCTGGATCTACGCCACGCTTTTCCAGCTCGTTAATCGTCTGGTCTGCCACTTGGTAGAACAGCGGGTAGTTGGGATCATCCATGAGGTTAAGGCGCACAACCTCCGTAAGCTCAATCATCACTTGGTTGTCTTCAGCCTTGCCCACTTTGGCAAAGCGAAGGATACAATCGTCGCCATCGGTGGTAAATGCAGGGTCAAGGGCGGCGATAGTCTTGATGCCACCTCCAGCCCAAATGACTTTTTCCCTAGCCTTGCCCTCGGCAATCATTGCGCTGTCAAGGATAGTATTCCTTGCTCCAGACTTGCTCCACATTCCACGGCAATAGCTATTCCATTCTAGGCTTCCCTCGCCGAAGTTCTTGCGGATGATCTCCACATTGTCTTGGGAGAATAGATAATGATAAATGATTCTTCCGGCCTTGACATTCGGGGACTTTAGCCCATCAAACCTAACGCAAACGCCGGACTTTGTTTCCCAATGCTCGTCATCATCGCCAATGCTTCCCCATCCCATGCGAGGCTCACAGAATAGCCCATGAGGATCGAACATGGATGATGCGTTAGCGATTGCAATGAAATGATAAAAGTCCGTACCAACTTCCAAGTTCGCCCTAGCGGAGAATACGGCAGGATTGGTCTGTGCCGCCTCGTCAACCATGATGACCATGCGGGGAAGGTGAACACCCTGCAACTTACCTACGGCTTGTTCTACAGCCCCAGAATCGACGGCTAGGGCTATGATAGAGCTTCTATCGTCTCCCTTGTTGAATTGGATCTTGGTCTGGGAGTCCACAACATTAAGCCCGAATAGAGGAACTGCTGGACGCACGAACCGCATCATTTCAGACCATATACGCCCTCGGAGGGAGGGAACAGTTGTGGAGGTTAAAGCAACGCGAGTTCCCATCGGTCTAGCCAGATACTCAACTAGGGAAAGGAGGGTGAATGTAAAGGTCTTGCCAGCGGCGGCGCACCCAGTAACGCCAATCTCCCTGTAGCTAGTCCATGCCCATAGAGCTAATTCATTCCAATCATTCCACGACTTGATGACATCGGGCCATAGCATTGCAATGCAATGCTTGATATGTTGCCCCCTGCTTATACCGCTGATGCGAGAGGGATCGGCATCAGCCACCATCAACAACTCAATCTCTAATTGAGTTATTGATGGATGCTTGCTGAAGTCTAATCCGTATGTCTGGAGCTTCATAAAGTTTGGGGCGAGGTGCTACTAACACCCCGCCCCTGCCGGATATAGGAGTGCGGCAAATTAACGAAGCTGGGAGCGGATAGCGTCAAGAGCAGACTTGGGCTTTCCACGGGTTTCGCCCTCTGTATCGGAAGTAGATCCCTTGGTAATCCTTGGCTGGACTTTAGCATCCTGTGCTGCTCGGTTCTTGTACTTGGAAAGCTCTGCCTTGAGCTTCTCGTTCTCGGCAACAGCCTCCCTTGCGATAACGGCAAGAAACGGAGCAACCGTCATCTCATTCGCGGAAGCATTCCCATGAATGATGTTCTTTGCGGCCTCGATACGAGCGTTAACTGCATTGTCATGCTCTGCATCACCAGTCAGCTTGAAGAAGTCGGTCTTCTGCGCCAAGTGGTTTTTAACTCGATCAAAGTTCTTATTGATGAGTTCTAGGGTTTGACTCTTCTGCTGCTGTTCTGCTGCCTGTAGCTGATTAGCAGTTGTTCGATAATCTGTGAGAGCTGTTTCCAGATTTCCTCGTTTAGCATCGGCATCGTTAACAAGTTGGAGGAATGCAGCCGCAGCCGCACCGCCTCCGAAGGATTCGTC